TCTAGAAGCATTTGTTATTATTCCACCAAATACTTTTGAAACTGGAGATTTAGAATTTAAGTTATCTGATGACCCAGATAATTTCCAGGTTAAGAATTTAACTGGTTCTTATGCAACTGGTGTTTATTATTCACAGGGAACGCAGTTGGATGTAACTTCTACTGTAACTACACTAGAAACTCCAGAACTATCAATTTACTCTGTACAAGAAACTAATACTAGATTTATTCCTGATCCACCTCCACCACCACCAAATAATGGCGGTGGTGACCCACTTGCTCAATCTTTCCTTATTGAAGAAACTGGTGGTGTGTTTATTACATCTCTAGAATTGTACTTCTTGACTAAAGATGAAGTTGAACCAGTTACAATTGAATTAAGAACAGTCATTAATGGTACTCCAACTGCTAATATTGTTCCTGGATCCGTGGTAACATTACCTCCTTCTAGTATATTTACTTCTAATGATTCTACTGTTGCTACTAAATTTACGTTTGCAAATCCCATATATCTCTCTGATTTAAATGAATATGCTTTCACTATCAAGAGTAGTTCTACAAAATATAATTTGTGGGTATCTAGAGTAGGTGAAACAGATATTTCATCTGGAGTTACAATTGATAGACAACCTCATGTTGGTGTTGTATTTAAGTCTGCAAACGAGTCAACATGGATTTCTGATCAATATGAAGATGTTAAATTCGTATTGAATAGAGCAAAGTTCACAACTGGAACAACTTATACGGCAATTTTAAACAATAAAACTATTCCAGCACAAAAATTACAGAAAAATGCACTCTACATGGTAGATGGATCATCTGTAATTAAAGTAACCCAACCAAATCATGGTATGCATCAAAATGATAATAAGGTTACTATAACTGGAGTTCAGTCAGATACTTCATCCGGTCTGCTATCTGCAGATATATCAACATCTACAACTACTATTACTATTAATGATATTACAAATTCTCCAATATCAGATCTAGGTGCGGTTGAAGGTTGGGGTACTATTAACAACGCTTTAGTATCGGGATCAAACGCTGGATTTATTAAAATTCAAGATGAGGTAATCTCTTATACCGGACTATCAGGTAATACATTAACTGGTTGTCTTAGAGGTGCTTTAGGAACTACCGCCACAATTCACCTTAAAGAAACACCAGTACAATGTTTCCAATTAAATGGAATTCCTTTGAATCAGATTAATACTGATGTACAAGTAACAAATGTTATTAGTTTAGATGAATATGAAATTACAATGAGTTATTCTGCTAATTCTACAAAGAGAGGCGGCGGAAATGACATTCGTGCATCTAGAAATATTTCTTACGAATCAATTACACCAAGAATTTCTACACTAGTACCACAAGATACTGTATGTCAAGTTAAGTTGGGTTCTGTATCTGGAACTAGTATTGGAAATAATTCTCAAAAATCTTTTGTACAAAAAGGATATGAATCAATTGAGAATTATGTAGAAAATAATTTGTCAGATCCAAGAATTGCATTATCACCAATTAATAATACTACATATGCTTCTGGTTCTCCTGGTACTTTGAATACTCAAATTAATTTGTCAACCACAAATGATTATTTAAGTCCGGTAATTGATTTACAAGGTTCTTCTATTATTACTATATCAAATAGAATAAACAAAGAAACTACAAACACTGGTGCTTTAGATCTAACGTCAGAATTACTACCATCTGGTGGAAAACATTCTTCTTATATCACTAAACAGGTATCGTTGGAAAATGAATCAACATCGATCAAAGTCTTGTTTGATGCCATCAGAACTGGAAATAATGATATAAAAGTCTTTGCAAAGATTAAAGGTGATAGTCAACCTGGATCATTTAATAACATGAATTATATTGAAATACCTGCTGTTTCTTATCCAGCATCAGAGACAGATAAACAATATCGTGCATTTGACTTTGAACTTAAAAATATAATTGAGTTCCAGGAATTTAGTATTAAGATAGTAATGATAGGAAATGATCAAAGTAGTGTTCCTAAAATCAAAAACCTTAGAGCGATGGCACTAGCAATCTGATGAATAAATTAAAAGTTGATGGTCACCCAGACCTTGTACGAGATCCAAAGTCTACTGCTGTAATAAACAACAGTAGACAAGATTATGAAGAATATATGAATAACTATAGAATCCGCAAGATGAAGAATGATCGAATGGATTCTATGGAAACTGATATGAAAAATATAAAGAATGAACTAGATGAGATAAAATCTCTCCTTTTAAGTTTAACTAATAGATAAATATTAAGGAGATCATATAAATAAAAACAAGTGGTAAACTCCTATGGCGGCTGTTCACAATCTTTATATTGACCAAGGTGCAGATTTTTCTGCAGATATTGGAATCTTCGATGATTTCAATACGGCTTGGGATTTAACTGGATACACTGGTGCGGCTAAAATTAAGAAGTCATACTATAGTTCTACATCAACACCATTTACAGTTTCTGTAAATGCTGCTGGAACTATAACATTAGCTCTAACAGCAGCTAATACGTCAACTCTCTCGGAGGGAAGATATTTGTATGACGTTGTGATTACATCAGCTGGTGGAAGTAAGACCAGAGTCATAGAAGGTTTAGTAACTATAAACCCAGGAGTAACAACGTAACATGAACACCAAAGTTACAGTATCAAATCAACCCCAAGTAATCAAGGTCACATCTGGAGGAGTTAATACTCTTTCAAATTTATCTGACGTGAATTTTAATAATGCAACCGATGGCGCACTTTTACAATATGATGCAGCAAGCAACACCTGGATTGCTGAAAATGTGATTGAAAAGAGTGGCCTTAAAATTAACGGTGGTAACTTCTAATTCCCATAGGTATCAAAAATGGCAACTATTTTAAAGATCAAAAGATCTAGTACTAACCCAACAGCAACACCTTCTGCGCTTGGGCAAGGTGAACTTGCCTATGGTGAAGGTACTAGTACGTACACAGATGCACAGAGTGCTTCAGTAACTTCTTTCGGTAAACTATTTGTTGGTAGAGGAACCGAGACAAACGGTGAAGCCGCTAATATTGATATTATTGGTGGTAAGTATTTCACCGACCTGTTAGATCATGGTCATGGAACAATCACTGCAAACTCTGCAGCAATTGTTGACTCTGCTAAGAAGGTTAATGAGTGGAACGTAGATAATATTACTTTAAACGGAAATACAATTTCCACAACAAACTCAAATGGTGATCTTACAGTAGACACCAATGGAACTGGTGATGTAATTATTGCTGGTGCTGCTACTCTAGGAACTAACACATTTAAAATCACTGATGGTTCAACTGACAGATTTGTAGTTGACTCATTCTCTGGTGCTTTAGACATCACAACTCCATCATTGAGTAGTGCAGACACTGCATTAAATATTGGAGCAACATGGAATAATGCTGGTGCAACATTCTATGGTATTGATGTTGATGTAACCAATAGTGCTTCTGGTGCTAACTCCAGACTACTTAATTTATCTGTAGGTGGTTCTGACAAGTTCAATATCGATTTGACAGGTAATATCTCCATGCATGGTGGTATTACTTTTGTTAATGAAACTAGTTTCGATATTAAAGATGACACCACAGACGCATTCACTGTCAAAGAAGGTGCTAATAAGTACATCGATATTGACACAAACAATGGTTCTGAGTTAATTACTCTTGGAACTGGTAATGTTGATATCGATAACGATCTAAACATTGATGGTGGAGATTTAACCACCAACCAAACCACATTTAACCTACTAGAAACAAACGCTACTACCGTTAATGCATTCGGTGCTGCTACCGCGATTGACGTTGGTGCTAACACTGGTACGTTTACTCTAAACAATCCAACTTTGGTTGGTAGTCAGACAACACAGAATGTATTCAACTCTACCGCTACAACGGTAAATGCATTTGGTGCTGCTTCTACATTAAATATCGGTGCAGCTGCTGGAACAACTACACTACGTTCTGGTACTTTAGTTGGTACTGAGACAACTCAAAACGTATTCAATGCAACTGCTACTACAGTTAATGCATTTGGTGCAGCAACTACATTAAACATTGGTAATGCAGCTACTGAAGTTGATTTTGGTGATTTAAGAATTCTTGGATCAACCATCTATAGTGATAATAGTAATGCTCAAACTATTACTATTGACCCATTCCCAGCAGGTGGTGATGCTGGTGGTAATGTTGTTGTTCGTGGTAACCTCCAAGTTGCTGGTACTACAACAACGGTCAACTCCACACAGATGACCATTAATGATCCTGTCTTCACATTGGGAGATAGTATTAGTGAGAAAACTGTTACTACAGCTGCAAACAGTGGTCAAGCAAATGTTGTTCTTGACAGTGTAGATGGTCTAAATGCTGGTGATGTTGTTTCTGGAAGTGCAGCAGTTCCCAATGGAACTACTATTAGTTCTATCAACACTGGAACTAAGACTATTACTCTTAGTGCAAACCTAACCAGTGGTATTGCAGCAAGTGCAAACGAAGCAGTTGTAACACTAACGTTTACACAAGGTGCTGACGATAACCAAGATCGTGGTATTGAATTTAAGTATTACAACGGTGGACTCAAGACAGGTTTCTTTGGATACGATGAGTCTGGAACTTCCGAGGGTGGATCAACAACCTATTACTTCACATATATCCCAGATGCAACGAATACTTCACAAGTATTCAGTGGTACAGTTGGTAAAGCATACTTCGATACTGTAAAACTAGAAATTGGTAACAATAAAGGTGTTCCATTCTTTGATCAGTATAAGAGATTAACTTCTACTGCTACTCCAGGTTCTGCTGATATTACTACATCAGATAAGATCTTGACAACCAATGGTGCAACTGGTGTTCCTGTTTGGACCACTACTTTGGACGGTGGCACATACTGATAAATAATTAAAATTATGAGGTAATTATGTCTCCTGAAGAAGCGAACAATATCATGCAAGTCATGAACAATAAAATTAATCAACTGACACAACAGAACATAATTCTTGAATCCCGTGTGATGACACTAACCGCCGCGATTGAGAGTATGAAACAAGATGAATCAAGTGATGGTGGAAATTATGATGAAGAACCACCAGTAAAGCAAAATAATGGCAAAACCAAGCAGCAGGACTGAACTAAAGGAGTATTCTCTCCGCAAATTAGGTAAACCAGTTATTGAAATAAATGTTGATGACGATCAGGTAGAAGATCTAATTGATGATACGATTCAACTTTTCAATGAAAGGGTTTATGATGGAGTCGAGCGAGTATATTTAAAATACAAAATTACTCAAGACGATATTGATAACGGTAAGTCTAGGAATAGTGATACCACAAAAAAAGATCAAAACACCAGTGATAATCCATCAGTGACTGCTGGATCCTTTGCTAATGGAACTAGTTACAAAATTACTAGTATAGGTACTACTGATTTTACTGCGATTGGCGCATCTGCAAATACTGTAGGTGTAATTTTCACTGCAACCGGACCTGGTGCTGGTACTGGAACTGCTGATAAATGCAGAACAATGAGTTTTGAGGAGGGTAGGGGATATTTAACAGTACCTGATCATATTATAGGTATTCAAGGTGTGTTGCCGATGGCAAGCACCTATGTTAATAACATGTTTGGTTTTAGATATCAATTTTTCCTAAATGATTTTTATAATTTTTATGCATATGACATTCTAAATTTAGAAATGACAATGCAATACTTGTCAACGATGGAGTTTTTATTAGAAGGTCAAAAACCAATTAGATATAACAAAACGCAGAATAGATTATATTTGGACGTAGATTGGAATAGAGTTGCTGCAAATGACTTCGTATTAATTGATTGTTATAGAGCTCTTGACCCAACTACGTTTACTAAGATATATAATGAAAGATTTGTAAAAGAATACTTGACTTCTTTGATTAAAAAACAATGGGGTCAAAATTTACTAAAATTTACTGGCATTAAAATGCCAGGTGGAGTTGAATTTAATGGAAGACAACTCTACGATGATGCACTTGCTGAACTAGAAAAACTAGAGAGTAAGATGTTGAGTACATACGAACTTCCACCTCTTGATTTTGTAGGATGATATGGCAAAAAATGTTTACTTCTCTGGTGGAACCAGATCAGAACAAAGACTTTACGAAGATCTAATTATAGAATCTTTGAAGATTTATGGTCATGACGTTTATTATCTACCAAGAGAAATTGTAAATAAGGATGACCTATTTACAGAAGACGTTCTTTCCAAGTTTGATGAAAATTATATGATTGAGATGTACATCTCTAATTACGAAGGATTTGAAGGAGATGGAGCTTTATTAACAAAATTTGGTGTAAGAATTGCTGATGAAGCAACGTTTATAATTTCAAAGAGAAGATGGGAAGATTTGATTTCATCTTCAAACAATCTAGTGTCATCTTTCAGACCTAATGAAGGTGATGCAATTTACTTACCACTTACGGATCAATTATTCCAAATTAAATTTGTAGAACACGAAAAACCATTCAGACAATTAGATGGAATTCAAACCTATGGTCTAGTTGCTGAGTTGATGGAATTCTCTAATGAGAGATTAGAGACTGGTGTTCCTGAAATTGATAATCTCACAAGAATCACTGGTTACACCACAACATTTAAAATTACGGACGGTATCAAAGACTTTGTTGTTACCTCTGGTGGTACTGGATATGGATCTGGAACTACAGTTACTATAGGTGGAACTGGAACAGGAGCATCTGCTACAGTAAGTCTTACTAGTGGTGCAGTGACATCAGTAAATGTTATTGAACCAGGTCTTGGTTATACATCTGCACCTCCTGTTAGTGTAATCGGAAGCGGAAGTGGTGCTTCAGTCACTGCTTTAATTGCTGCTAAAGGTAATTTCAAGACTGGTGAAACAGTTAAATCTCAGTCAAATACTGCGAAAGCAGTAGCTGTAAAAACTTTTGATCAAATTTCGTCAATAATATTACACGATAATGGTGCTAAATATACTTCCGCACCAACAGTTACTATCAGTGGTGGGGGAGGAACTGGAGCTACTGCAGTTGCTACTATAAATTCTGTGGGTCAAGTATCTGGAGTTAATCTTACTGCAACTGGTTCTGGGTATACATCAGAACCAACTGTAACTATACAAGCATCACCAGATGAGGCAACTGCTAAAGTAGTTAGATTTGATACTACAAATAAAGAATTAGAAGTAACCGATATTGTCGGTTCTTTTACAGATAATGACACATTAGTTGGACTAACTAGTGGAGCTGAATGGACGATAAATACGTTTAGTTCGATTGAGAATGAGAACGAACCTGAAGCAGAGAATCTATTCTTTGAAACTGAAGGAGACAGTATTATAGACTGGACCGAGGGTAATCCTTTCGGAGAATATGGTAATCAAGGAGTCTTTTAATGTTAGGAACACATTTTTATCACGAAATTATACGTAAAACAATTGTAGGATTTGGAACTCTGTTCAATAATATTGAACTGAGAAGAACTGATAGTGCTGGTAATGTTGTCCAGACTCAAAAGATTCCTCTTTCATATGGACCAAGAGAAAAATTCTTGGCGAGAATTGAAGCTGAACCACAATTAGATGGTCGTTCAGAAACTCAGATTACTTTACCTAGAATTGCATTTGAGATGCAAGGTATTACATATGATCCATCTAGAAAATTAGGTCCGATACAAATTTGCACTTCTCCTAAAACTGATACTACAGACGCAGTATATAAACAGTACTCGCCAGTACCATACAATTTAGATTTTGAATTAAATATTATTAGTAAAAACAATAATGATTCTGTTCAAATTTTAGAACAGATTTTGCCTTATTTTCAACCCATGTTTAATATTAGTATTAAACTGGTAGAGTTGACAAAAGAAACTAAAGACGTACCTATTATTTTAAATAATGTAAGTATGCAAGATGATTATGAGGGTGATTTTAGAACGAGGAGATCACTAATTCACACACTTACATTTACTGCTAAAACTTATCTATACGGTCCTGTTGCTACAACAGATGTCATCAGAACCGTTAATGTTGATATTGGTGCAGCAATTGATAAGGGTGCTAGATATGTAAGATACAGTGCTACACCAAAAGCAACTGAAGATTATAATAATGATGGAACTGCAGTTACCTCTGTCAATATTAATAGTAATACATTTACATTAGCAAATCATGGATATGTAACTAATGATTTTGTTACATTAAGAGTTGGAACGGGTGGATCTGCACCAGGTGGATTAGTAGATGGGAAAGAGTATTATATTATCAAAATAGATAATGATAACTTCAGAGTTTCTGGTACAAAATATAATGCTACCCGTGGTTATGCACTAGATATCACTTCTGTTGGTTCTGGATCTCAATCATTCTCTGTCATCAATACACTTGATGATGCGTTTGTCGAACCAGATGATAACTTCGGATTTAATGAAAACTGGACTGATTATTGATATGTCTGATACATTTGAAAATTTAGATAAAACATTTAATATCGAATCTGCAATCGAGAAAGCAGAGGAAACTGTTGTTGACATTAAAAAAGCAAAAACAGATAAGGATGTAGAGAATGACTATGAGTACACTAGAGGACAACTCTATAACCTCATAGAGAAGGGTCAAGAAGCGATTAATGGTATTTTAGACGTAGCACAGAATTCGGACCATCCTAGAGCGTATGAGGTCGCAGGCAACCTCATTAAAAACGTCGCTGATATATCCGATAAACTAGTAGATTTACAGAAGAAAATGAAAGACCTAGATGAAGAGAAGAAAGGTCCAACAACTGTAACTAATAATGCAATGTTTGTAGGTAGTACAGCAGAACTACAAAAGATGCTTAAACAGATGGGAAATGATAAATAATAGGGTAAACCCTCGTCGTTTATGATGAAAAATTTTAGAGAGTTTAGAGAATTAGCTGAAGCTAAGCGTGGTCTCTACGCAAATATACACGCAAAGCGGAAACGAGGAGAGCGTCCTGCACGTCCTGGAGAGTCAGATTACCCAGCAAAGGATGCTTTCAAAAAGGCGGCGAGGACTGCCAAAGAAAGTTTTGAACTCACACAGGAAGCAGCAGCCTGGACAAGGAAAGCAGGGAAATCCAAGTCAGGTGGTCTCAACGAAAAAGGAAGAAAGTCTTACGAGAGAGAAAATCCAGGAAGCGACCTTAAAGCACCAAGCAAGAAGGTTGGAAATCCCCGTCGCTCATCGTTTTGCGCTAGAATGAAAGGAATGAAGAAAAAATTAACATCTAAAAAAACTGCATCTGATCCAGATAGCAGAATCAACAAATCACTAAGAGCTTGGAATTGCTGATATGGCTAATACTTCTTACGTAAGACACGACTCATCAAATACTCCAGACTCCACTCAACCCGCATCAACAACTGTTACACACTTCAATGGTAACGAAGGGTGGACACAAAGACAGTGGAAAGATTTTAACGGAGATTATCAAGCAAGAAAATCTAATAACACAACCAGAACTCCTGGAACATATCAAGCAAGGAATTCAGACAATTCAACCAGAACTCCTGCAGCATACCAGAGAAGAGACAAAAATAATAATGTTGTGTCTGCATAATCTAATTTAAGTTTTAAGCTATACAGACTTTGTTAAATAGTTGGGTATAATATGAATACCATTTACCATAGGAACTTTAATGGAAAACGAAAAACAACTATCCGATCTTAAACTGGAAAGAAAGGAGTGTGAAAAATGTGGAGCGGCGTGGATCAATGGTCAACATATCTGGCGTGGCACTGGCAATACATCTGATTCTAGTGAGCTTGACCTTGCTGGTCTTGTTTGCAACAAGCTAGGTGATCATACATGCATCAATCCTATGAAAGGGAAAGATGGTGGTCAGACTTGGGAATATCGTGCTGGATATATCGACGGTATGATTACCGAGAAAAAGAGAAGTCTGGAAGAACTACGAGATAAATTTGGTGACCTCTAAATAATTGTAGTTAGAATAATTTGATGTGACTGATAGCGTATATCTTGGTAATCCTAATCTAAAGAAAGCAAACACTGCAATTGAATTTACTCCCGATCAAGTTCAGGAGTTTATCAAATGCAAAGGAGATCCTGTATATTTTGCTAGAAATTATATCAAAATTGTTTCACTTGACGAAGGTCTAGTGCCTTTCAATATGTACGATTTCCAAGAGGACATGGTACGTTGTTTTCATGAAAATAGGTTTAACATTGCGAAACTACCCCGACAAACTGGTAAGTCTACTACTGTTGTTTCTTACTTGCTTCATTATATCATATTTAACGACAATGTAAATATTGGTATTCTTGCTAACAAAGCATCTACATCTAGAGAACTATTATCTCGTCTTCAGTTAGCATATGAGAATTTACCACGATGGATGCAACATGGTATTCTTGCATGGAACAAAGGTAACGTAGAACTAGAGAATGGATCTAAGATCCTTGCAGCATCAACCTCTAGTTCTGCCGTCCGAGGTATGTCATTCAATATTATTTTCTTGGACGAATTTGCGTTCGTTCCAAATCATATTGCAGAACAGTTTTTCTCGTCTGTATATCCTACTATTTCATCTGGTAAGTCTACCAAAGTTATTATCATCTCCACCCCAAACGGGATGAACATGTTCTACAAACTCTGGCATGATGCTGAGAGGGGTAAGAACGAATATACGACTACAGAAGTACATTGGTCTCAAGTACCTGGTAGAGACGCCGACTGGAAAGAGCAGACGATTAAGAATACATCACAACGTCAGTTTACTCAGGAATTTGAATGCGAGTTCTTAGGATCTGTTGATACTCTTATCGCTGCGTCTAAACTCAGGACTATGGTTTATGAAGAACCAATAGAGAGGAAAAATGGTTTAGATGTATATGAGTTACCCATTCCAGATCATGAATATGTAATGACAGTAGACGTGTCTAGAGGTGTCAGTAATGACTACTCAGCATTTGTTGTAGTAGATATCACAACTATTCCATATAAAGTAGTTGCAAAATATAAAAACAATAATATTAAACCATTGTTATTTCCTAATATCATACACCCAGTGGCAATGAGTTATAATCATGCATTTGTTTTGTGTGAAGTAAATGATATTGGTGGACAAGTTGCAGATATTATGCAGTTTGATTTGGAGTATGACAATCTTCTTATGTGTGCAATGAGAGGACGTGCTGGACAGATTGTAGGTCAGGGATTCTCTCATAAGTCACAGTTAGGTATTAAAATGACATCTACTGTCAAAAAGACTGGATGTTCAAACCTCAAAGCATTAATTGAAGATGATAAATTACTGATTAGTGATTATGATATTATTGCTGAAATGACAACATTCATTCAAAAGAAACAATCATTTGAAGCTGAAGAAGGGTGTAATGATGACCTTGCTATGTGTCTTGTTATATTTGCATGGTTGTCTGTACAAGATTATTTCAGAGAATTGACATCAGATGATGTTAGAAAAAGAATTTTTGAAGATCAAAGAGAATCTATTGAGGAAGATATGGCTCCGTTTGGGTTTATTCTAGATGGAACTGATGAAGATAGTTTTGTGGATGAACAAGGTGATACATGGAATAAAGCAGATGAGTATGGAGACATGACGTACATGTGGGAGTATAAGTGATGGATTTAGATGAGGAGATTTCTCTAGAACATTTATTATTTCAACAAAGAAAATGTAGAACCTGTGGAGAGGTGAAAGACCTTATGGATGGGTTTTATTTGATACGAAAAGATAGAGGCGATATACCATCATCATATTCATATGAATGTAAGGAGTGTACAAAGAAGAGAATAATCAAAAATAGAAAAGTAGATATAGGAAACTGGAACTACCCAGACTGGTAGTGTGTTCATGCATTAGTTCCCCACTAAAAAGTCGATATAAATAAATAGTTTTGAGAAAAAAATCTCATAGAGGTATAGAAAATGACATTAGCTTCACCTGGAGTACTTGTTAAAGAAGTGGATTTTACAGCTACCGTTCAAGTAGCTGATCAGAACATTGGTGTTGTTGCTATCGACGCAGAGCGTGGTCCTACCGATCAGGTAACTTACGTTTCGAGTGAAAGACAACTCGTAGAAACATTTGGTAATCCAAATAATAATAACTACGAATCATGGTTTGCAGCTGCAACCCTAATTCAGTATGGTGCTGTCGTTGCGGTAATCAGACCAACTGGCGCTACAGATCTTGGTCTTAGAAATTCCAACATTAAGCAAGCTGGATCCCCAACTTCCTTATCAACACTCGTAATTAAAAACAAAGATGACTTCGAGTCAACAGTAACCAAAGATTATACTTGGGCAGCAAGAACTGCTGGAGGATTTAACAACGCTGTCAAGGTAGTAGTTGTTGACCACGGCGCTGACCAAAGAGTTACCGTCAGCGAAGGTGCTGGACAGGTACTCGATTTTGATGGCACAACAAACGGTGGTGCAACCGCATCAAGAACCGCTGGTACATACGCAATCACCGCTACTGGTGGTGGTGGAACTGGTGCTAAGTTCTCGGTTACAATCGCTGCAAATGGTGCTGCTACAATCCAACTAACAAGCGGTGGTTCTGGATACGCAGATGACGATGTACTAACTCTACCAAGAGCTGGTGCTTACCTAGGTGCTACAGACATCACTGTTGTTGCAAATGGCGTTGGATCCGCACTTCCTACCGCTGGAACATACGTTAAGTGGACTGGTGGTGAAGGTAACGTCTACAAGGTAGTTGGTACTAATCAACTAGAAATTACTCTATGGGATAGCACAAAGAGACTCACTGGAAACGAAGTTCTTAAAGATGCAAGTGATGCAACCATCAAGACTGTATCCGCAATTGCAAGTAACGATGTTTACGGTGAACTAGAGTTTGCTGCAAATAGAAAGTGGTCTTCTCTTGCACCACAACCCGGAACTTCTGCTTCAGCAGCTGCTCAGGGTGGTAAGTTTGATGAAATGCATATCGCAGTTCTAGACGTTAACGGTACGGTTTCTGGAGTTCCTGGTACTGTTCTAGAAACACTCGCTTTTGCTTCTAAGGCATCTGATGCTAAGAGTGCAGAAGGATCCGCTACTTACTACAAAACAGTAGTTGCAGATCAATCAGAGTACATCTATCCTGGTGATACAAATCCAATCGGAGATGCTGGTGCTAATCAGTTGACACTTGCAGGTACTACTGCTGGTACTAACGTCAATATTGGTACTGCACAAGGAAGTACATTCAAACTATTCAACTTTACCTCAACTGGTTCAGTTGGTTCATTGACTCTCGCTGCTGGTGCAGACTATACCTATGCAGGTAGTGGTGCTGCAGCTGTTAGATCAGGTCTAGTTTCTGGTTATGATCTAATCGAAGATCCTGAACTATTCGGTGACATCGACTTCCTAGTCCCTGGTCACATGAGTACAACAATGATTGCAAGACTAATTGCAATTGCTGAAAAGAGAAGAGATTGTGTTGTAGTTGCTTCACCAGAGAGATCTGATGTTGTTAACTCCAGTTCATCATCAGTTAAGACCGATAATGTAATCGCATTCTTCAGAACTCTACCAAGTTCTTCTTATGCGATGTTTGATTCTGGTTACAAGTACATCTACGATAAGTACAATGATGTTTATCGTTATGTACCATGTGCTGCTGACGTTGCTGGTCTTTGTGTTTCCACAACCAACAACGCAGAAACTTGGTTCTCACCTGCTGGATACAACAGAGGACAAGTCCGTAACGCAACCAAACTTGCATACAGTCCAAAACAGGCTGAAAGAGATAGACTCTACACCGACAGAATCAACCCAATCGTTGCATTCCCAGGTCAGGGTATCGTATTGTTCGGTGATAAAACCGCTCTTGCATCTCCTTCCGCATTCGACAGAATTAACGTTCGTCGCCTATTCATTGAACTTGAGAAGAACATTGCGAACTTCTCCAAATATCAACTCTTTGAGATCAACGATGAACTCACAAGATCTGGATTCAGATCTGCTATCGAACCTTATCTAAGAGGTGTTCAAGGTAGAAGAGGTATCTATGATTTCCTAGTTGTTTGTGACACAACAAACAACACTTCAGATGTTATTGATAGAAATGAGTTAGTTGCTGAAATCTTCATCAAACCAGCTCGTACAATTAACTATATTACTATCACGTTTGTCGCCACTAGAACTGGTGTTTCGTTCAACGAACTTACAAACTAATTCGTTCCCTTTCGCTAAATTACACTAGGAGATAAAGAAAAATGGCAAGAGGTATTTCAGAGTTTAAGACTAAACTCATCAATGGTGGCGCAAGGCCTAATCTGTTCTTGGTCCGCCTCAACTTCCCAACAACGCTCAATACAATCGCTGATATTGAATCAGTAGATTCATCAAACGTTATTACAGAAAGAGCAGAATTCCTTGTGAAGACTGCTCAACTACCCGCATCAACGATCGGAACAATCGATGTTCCTTTCAGAGGTAGAATGCTCAAGGTTGCTGGAGACAGAACCTTTGAACCATGGTCCGTAACTGTTGTCAATGACGGTCAGTTCGGTATCCGTAAAGCGTTTGAAACCTGGTCAAGAGGTATCAATGCACTAACTGAAAACGTATCGCAACTTGGTTTTGGTGATGACAATCCTGGTTACTGTGTAGACCTTGAGGTCTTCCAACTAGGTAGAGATCAACAGAAACCAAACAAGACCCCACAGTCAATGACTGCTCAGGGTCGCGATGGTATGGAAGTTATCCGTGCATATAAGTTCTACGATGCATGGCCTTCTTCACTATCTGCAATCGATCTCTCTTATGAGTCGAATGATCAGATTGAAGAATTCACCGTAGAATTCCAGTATAACTACTATGAAGTCTCTAAGGCAAGCCTCGATACTGGGGTTTGATAAATAATAGAGAAAGATTAGACTTTATACTATGACTCAGTTATTTGGGTTCTCAATTGAGGAGCGCAAGAAGAAAGAAAAACTTTACTCACCCGCTCCTCCAAATAATGATGAAGGCACCAGCACAGTTGCTGCAGGTGCCTACTTTGGTCAATATGTAGATCTTGATGGCATTCCTAAAAATAATAATGATTTTGAGTTAATCAAAAAGTACAGGGAGATTGCACTCCACCCAGAGTGTGATAGTGCTATTGATGATATCATCAATGAATCTATTAGTAGTGACTTAGACTTTGCTCCCGTAAATATTGAGCTGTCTAACTTGGAAGTTGGTGATAAGATTAAGAAACAGATTAGAGAAGAATTTAGACTCATTCTTAAGTTATTGGATTTTGATAAGAAGTGTCATGATATTTTCCGTCGTTGGTATATCGATGGTAGAATGCACTACCATAAAATGATTGACTTTGAAAATCCTCAAGAAGGAATCAAAGAACTAAGATATATTGATGCACTTAAAATTAAAAAGGTTAGAGAAGTTGTAAAGAAAAAAGCAACTATCGATAACGTAGAAAAAGGACCAAACGGAGAAAGGTTTGATTATGGAGAAGTACTTGAATACTATATGTACTTCCCACATGGATATAAAGCACAACAAGCAAAAGGATTGAAGATTGCTAATGATGCAATCTGTTCCGTTAACTCTGGTTTGATGGATCATAACAGAAACACTGTTCTATCATTCCTACACAAAGCAATTAAATCTGTCAATCAACTCCGCATGATTGAAGATAGTCTTGTTATCTATAGATTGTCACGTGCTCCAGAACGCCGTATTTTCTATATTGATGTTGGTAATCTACCTAAGATGAAAGCGGAACAATACCTCAGAGAGGTTATGAATCGCTATCGTAATAAGTTAGTTTATGATTCAAACACTGGTGAAGTTCGTGATGATCGTAAGCATATGAGTATGCTTGAAGACTTCTGGTTACCACGTAGAGAAGGTGGTCGTGGCACTGAAATTACAACTCTACCTGGTGGTCAGAACCTTGGAGAACTAGAAGACGTTAAGTATTTCCAGAAGAAACTCTACAAGTCATTGAATATTCCACTTTCAAGACTAGAGCAAGAATCGTCTTTCACTATTGGAAGAACAAATGAAATTACCCGTGATGAACTTAAGTTTGCTAAGTTTGTTGGTCGTCTCCGCAAAAAATTCTCCGAACTATTTCACGATCTTTTAAAGACTCAATTGGTACTTAAAGGTATCATGACCCTAGAAGATTGGGAAGATCTCAAAGAAAATATTCAATATGATTTCATCTTTGACAATCATTTTACAGAATTAAAAGATAATGAACTTCTAACTGAGAGATTAAATTCTGTTGGAATGATTGAACCATACCTCGGCAAATATTTCTCTGCGGAGTATGTCCGCAAACAAGTTCTTCACTTTACTGATGAGGAAATTGAGGAAATGGATATTCAAATTGAGAAAGAGAAATCACTTGGAATTATTCAAGATCCCATGGCAATGATGGGTGATGAAATGGGCGGTGGTCAACTTCCTCCAGCGGAAGGTGGTGCGGAAAATGGTGGAGGCGGGGGTGACTTAGATAGTGCTTTTGCTGCTGCCATCTCACCTTCTGACTATAACAAAGGAAATATTTGATAAATAAAAGAGTAGGTTGATTATACATTATGACTACACCATCAAAAGAAATTGTTGACGCGATTCTAAGCAAAGATAATTTCAATGCTAACGAAAAAATTTATGATGCTCTTTACGGAAAAAGTTCTGAGCAATTACAGGCTCGCAAGGTAGAAATTGCGAAACACTTCTTTGATCCTGATGCTGAAAAGACTCAGGACTCTGAAACTAACCTCGCGGATGAAACTCCAGAGGCGTCTGTTGATAATGAAGAACCTGAAGAACAAGAACCCGAGGAAACAACAGAACAATGAAACTTATCTCCGAAGAAATTGTAGACGTTCAGTTTATTACCGAAGAATCTAGCGGTAAGAAGAGTCACTTTATTGAGGGAGTATTCCTTCAATCAGATATCAGAAACCGCAACGGTAGGATGTATCCTTTCGATACTCTAAACCGTGAAGTTTCCAAGTATAACGAAAGCTACATTCAAAGAGGTAGGGCCTTGGGTGAACTTGGTCATCCTGATGGTCCAACCATCAATTTAGATCGAGTATCACATAAAATCGTATCATTACGCGCTGAAGGTAAGAACTTTATCGGTAAAGCAAAACTTCTCGAAACCCCAATGGGTAAAATCGCGAAGAACTTGTTAGACGAGGGAGTGAAACTTGGCGTATCTTCTAGAGGACTTGGATCCATTGAAAGGAAGGGTGATGTCAATATCGTTAAAGATGATTTTATGCTCTCTACTGCTGCAGATATTGTAGCAGATCCTTCCGCACCTGATGCTTTTGTTGAAGGTATTATGGAGGGAACAGAGTGGGTTTGGGATAATGGAATCTGGCAACATTCAGATTTAGAGAAAGCCAAGCACCACATCGAGTCTTCTTCCATGAACGACTTGACTGATAGGAAGTTAAAAGTGTTTGAAAGCTTCCTTCGTAACTTAAAAATTTCATAAATATTATTAGAAAATACCATTTTCTTCGAGGAGAAACCATGTCCGAACAAAATATTGAATTAGAGGAATCTTCGGTAACTGCTAACGCAAAAGCCGGTGATCCTATGCCAAAGATTGACAACACTGTACCAGGTCAGACTGGTTCTGCTGAAGATCTTGGTGGTCCACTAACTAAGCCTTCACCAGGTACTGAAGAAACACCAGGTAAGAAAGTTTCTGCGAAAGCATCGAAAGTTTCAAACGTGGTTAACAAGACTGGCGGCGCACCAGATCCAATGCCAACCCTTCAAGGTTCCGCACCTGGACAAAAAGGCGTTAAGGAAGAGACCGAAGAAGTAGAAGAAATCAAAATCGATGTCGCTCAAGACGTTGAAGCACTTCTACAAGGAGAAGAATTCTCCGACGAGTTTAAATTTAAAGCAGCAACCATCTTTGAAGCCGCTGTTAAAGCAAAGGTTGTTGAAGAAGTAGAAAAAATTCAAAAAACTTTTGAAGAAAAACTTCAGCAAGAAGTTGCTGAGGTTAAGGAGTCCGTCGAAACTAGAGTTGAATCACATCTTGACTACGTTGCAGAACAATGGGTCAAGGAAAATCAACTCGCGGTTGACAACGGTCTCCGCAGTGAATTGAGTGAAGAGTTCATCCTTGGCCTCAAGGGACTCTTTGAACAACATTATGTCGATATCCCTGAAGATAAGTATGACGTTCTCGGAGAAATGTCCGAGAAACTAGATCAAATGGAAGAGAAACTCAACGAGCAAATCGAAACTAACGTTGAGCTCAATTCGACTCTCGGAACTTATATTAAAAATGGAGTAATTGCAGATATTTCCGAAGGTCTTGCTCAGACACAAAAAGAAAAGCTTGCCTCTCTCGCAGAAGGTGTTGAGTTCGTTAGTGAAGAATCTTATCGTGAAAAGATCGAAACGATCAAGGAAAACTATTTCCCCAAAACACAAGCATCTTCTTCTGAGGATCTTGTAACAGAAACTCAAGTAATCGCGGAAGAAGGTCCAATGGCTGCGTATGCCGCTGCACTTTCCAAGTGGTCTAAGTGAGTTTTTCCATAAATAATTCAGATTCCTAACATAACAAACAATAAGGAGAACATCCCAAATGTATAATTCAGAATCCCTTCAAGAGAAGTGGGCTCCCGTACTCGAGCACTCTGGTCTTGATAACATTAAAGATAATCACAGACGTGCAGTCACCGCTGTACTTCTAGAGAACCAAGAGCGCTTCATGCGTGAAGAGCGTGGTCTCGTAACTGAAGCAGCACCAACCAACTCTGCTGGTACTGGTGGTTTCTCAGGTTCAGGCGCTAACCCACCAGTTGCTGGTTTCGACCCTGTTCTAATCAGCCTCATCCGCCGTTCTATGCCTAAGTTGATGGCATATGACATCTGCGGTGTCCAACCAATGTCTGGTCCTACTGGACTCATCTTCGCAATGCGCTCCCACCGTGGCACTGACCGCGATGGTAACGGTGCAACTCCAAACGTATTCACCAACGAAGCATTCTACAACGAGACTCCTTCTGGATTCTCTGCAGACGACGGTGCATATTCTGCTGCAACTGGTGAGAACGCAACCAACCCTGCAGTTCTTAACGCATCATCACCTGGTGATTATGCTGCTGTCGGCGGCATGAACACCGCTACTCAGGAAGCACTTGGATCTTCTGCTGGAACCGCTTTCCGCGAGATGTCATTCTCGATCGAGAAAGTTGCTGTTGAAGCAAAAGGTCGCGCTCTAAAAGCTGAGTACTCACTAGAACTCGCTCAAGACCTCAAGGCGATCCATGGTCTTGACGCTGAAGCAGAACTTGCTAACATTCTTTCTGCTGAAGTTCTTGCTGAAATCAACCGCGAAGTCGTTCGTACCATCTACGTAACTGCTAAGCCTGGTGCTCAGAACAACGTTGCTAACGCAGGTTCATTCGACCTTGACGTTGACTCCAACGGTCGCTGGATGGCAGAGAAGTTCAAAGGACTTATCTACCAGATTGAAAGAGATGCTAACGCGATCGGTCAAGAGACTCGTCGCGGGAAGGGCAACTTCATCGTCTGTTCTGCAGACGTTGCAAGTGCTCTAGGTATGGCAGGCGTTCTTGACTACGCTCCTGCTCTTGGTGGTAACAACGGTCTAACCGGCGTTGACGACACCGAGTCCACTCTAGTTGGTACTCTTAACGGTCGTATCAAGGTCTATGTTGACCCATATTCTGCTAACATTGCAGATGACCACTTCTATGTCATGGGTTATAAGGGTACTTCTGCATATGATGCAGGTCTCTTCTACTGCCCATACGTTCCTCTCCAGATGGTCCGCTCCATCGGTCAGGACACCTTCCAACCAAAGATTGGCTTCAAGACTCGCTACGGCATGGTCGCGAACCCATTCTCCCGTGGAACTACTCAGTCCAGCAACGCTCTCGTTGCAAACGCGAACAACTACTACAGACGTACTCGCGTTCTCAACCTTATGTGATCCATTTTTCACATATTTCTGGAGGGTCCCAAAGGGGCCCTCTTTTTTTATAAATAGTTCCAAAACGTTATGGCATATTTTGCTGACAATCCAAACTGTCCGTCTAACTTCCTGTCGGGAGCTGGATTTCAGTTTAGTCTAAAAAAATTGCCAGGTGTATCTTTTTACTGTCAATCTGCTAATGTACCCTCACAGAATTTAGCTGTAGCAACTCAAGCAACTAGATTCAATACAATACCAGAACCAGGTGATGAAGTAAATTACGATGACCTGACAATTAGATTCCTGGTAGACGAAGATTTAAAAAATTATCGATCTATTCATAATTGGATTAGATATCTAGGTCATCCAGAATCAGCAGATGACTGGAGTACTTATGCTGATGGAGAGTCTTATCAAGAAAAACAATATAGTGACGGAGTATTATTTGTTCTAGATTCTAATTTTAATAGAAAATTTAGAATTTACTTTAAAGATCTTTTTCCAGTATCTTTATCTGGTTTAAATTTTGATTCTACATATACAGATACAGAATATTTTGCTGTTGATGCTACCTTTAAGTTCACTATATTCGATATCGAGGAGGTAGGAGCGACTGGTTTTTTTACCGAACCTAGAGAGAAACCAACAATATCACTCTCTCATGTTTTAGATAGTACAACTTTATCTTTAACATGGACATCAGAAAATGCTGATTATGTAACTATAGATCAGGGAGTTGGTGAGGTTGCAACTTCTGGAACTGATACGATTGCAAGAACTACTGTTGAAAGTAGTGCTAATAATGGATACATAACGTACACAGCAACAGCATTTGGTAAAGGTGGAAAAGCAACTGCATCTACTGTAGTAAATGTTGCTAATCCTGTCTTAAGTGCAAACATAACTTGCATAGCTATCATTGACGAAAATGATAACAATAGTCTTGCGGCTATGGAATCTAAATGGGCACAGTTTAGAACAAATTGGCCTAATAGAAAATTTTATCTATTGCAACCTGTAGGAGGTGGTTGGGGCAATCAACTCAATGTTCCAATAGATTTCCTAGAAACAACAGACCCATCAACGTATAACGGATCGAGGTAATTATGCCAAATTATACCCCAGTTTATACATTTTCAGGAGCAAATTTGTCTCCTGCAGTTCAGGGACTTGCTGGTTCAATTGCTGACTTTTACACTAGTGAAACAGACTTCAGTGGACTTCCCAATTTTTTACAACCAGCTGCAAACCAAGCAGGATCTACTTTTTCTGCGGCAATATCTTTGATACAATGGCTTGATATTAATAAGGCTGGATATAGTGGACCAGGATTAACGGCACAAGATCCATTTGTAGTGCCAGTGGATCAATCAAATAGACAAGAAGTAATAGAAACTTTAGGAACTAACGCAGATATTCCTGTATTACTAGATCTTTATGAGAAAAAAACTAGATGGCATCCATCAGTCCGAAATGTATTTTTTAATTTTGCTCCTGATCCACACGGCGGCATTCGTTGGGATAAAGAAAGAGATGAATTAATTTATTTCGATAGATATAATTTTGAAGGTTTTGGTGATTTTGGACTTTCAAAGCCAACTGCACAGATGCATCCTGTTGCGGAGCTTTTTTATCTTATTGCTAGTGGTACTATTGCTTTGGCAGCTGGTGTTGCAGTAGGTCCTACAATTATGGCTAGACAAATTATGGTTGACCAGGGATTTAATCCAAATACTGGTGAGTTTGCTGATGGAACACCTATATCAGAATATGGAGCTCCATTTACACAATGGAGACGAGGTGATAGACAAGTTTCTTTTGCAAGAAATTTATTTATAGAATTAAGATTTCCAGCGTCAGAAATATGTAAACACAACCCAGAATTATACAGAGATGCTGTTTCTAAAGGATATCTAGAAGCGGATGCAACTGCAGGTGGATCATGTTCTAATATTAGTCAACAAGCTGAATGTCTTAATGGTGCAAATAATGTTGTTCCAGTGGGTCAAGCTCAACCATTGCCATTGTTAGGATTTCCATATTATACACCAAGAGTAATGGTAATAGGTTCTAGTCCAAGCTCTTGGAATGTCGGAACAAATGATAAATACCCATCTCCGTTTACTAGTTTCCAACAACAGATAACTAATAATACAAATTTTTTAGGACCATATGCAATGTGGGGTCCTATAGCTGGACGTATATGTTTAATTGTTGGTGGTGTTAATAGTGGACAAAAAGGTTTTATAGCGCAATGTTGGGATGATTTTGATGACGGAAATTATAACGTAGATGCAGATGGTATCCAATATTCATCCAAAAAAGACTGGTGGGACAATACTAGGAAGATTGAAGTTACAGTTCCAAATTTATTATTTTCTGAGAGACCTATGACGCCAGTTAAAGTTGCTGTTGAATCATTTGATGGACCAGGTGCAGAAAATGTATGGGGTCCTAATTATCCAATAAGTTCATCTCCATTCGGAAGTGTAGATTTGTTTGCTCTCATTCCACTGGTTGCTATAACTGGTAGATATTTTTAATAGGAGAATAATACTATGCCAGCAATTACCTCTACAAATAAAAATTATTTTAAATTATATTTAAAAGAACATAGGAAAAAATTTACAAGTCCACTACAACAAATAAATTTATCTGACATACAAAATGTTTTTGTAACTACTAGTGATACTTTAACTATAGGCACTCAAACAGTAAAAGTTGGATTATTTGGTGGAAAATTGGGTGATGAAGAATTAGATATTAGTTCACTTTCAAATGGTGAACTATTATATCTACCTGGAGCTGAGACTGATTATGTAAAATTAAAAACTGATAATACTGATAATTATGCTACTTTATATTTTGCTAGTTCTAGTGGGGATTCAAGATTAGTTCTTAATAATGGCGGTTATAATACTTTATCTTTAAATGAGACTATCAATATTGGAGCTAAAAATGTAACAGTAAAAGCTTTTGGTGGATTATTACTTTCTGTAGAAGATGCGGCAACATACACAATAACACACAACGCAAATGTAGAAAATTTATTTCATCAAAATTTTATAACAGAAGGCGATTCTATTACCTTTAATATAACTACTACTAACTTTGGAACAAACGGTAATGGTCCGCTGTACTGGTCTTTAGAAGGATCAATTGACGCTGATGATTTTGTTAGTATTGGTGGTTCTGTCGCAGTCATAAACAATTCGGCAACTATAACAACTACATCACAATTTGATACATCAAATTTCGAGAGCGATTATTTTAGTTTAAAATTAAGAGAATCTAATAATGGTCCTATAGTTGCATCTAGTGATATTATTCAATTAGTTGATAAAGTTGTAACTTGTTCAATTGCAGAATCTGCAACATCAATTGCTGAAGGATCTTCTATTACATATACTGTTACTACATCTGGATTGGATGATGGCACAGTTCTAACTTTTCAATCATCAAATACATCTGACGTTGTTCCAGCATCTGGAAATATAACCATAAACAACAACACTGCATCATTTACGGTTGCAGCTGCAGAAGACGTTTTTGTAGAAAGTGATGAAACATTTACTGTAGATGTAAAATATGCTAATAATGTTCTTGCAACTAGTAGCGAAGCAACTATTCAAAACACTACATCATATACTTTTACTACATCCGCAACAACAATTAGTGAAAATAATGAAGTAACTTTTACTATTAACACTACTGGAATTCCAAATGGAACGGTATTAAATTATGCAGCAAGTTTGAACAATATTGATCTTTCCCCATCAACTGGTAGTTTTACAATCAATAATAATACTGCCTCTATAACAATAAAAGCATTACAAGATTTAAAAGTAGATACTGGTGAAAATTTTTATCTTGACATAAAAACTGGTGGTACTACTGTAGCAACTACATCTACAGTTTCAATTACAGACACACCATTTACTATTGCTGTAACGCCCGATCAACCATTCAATATAGATGAATCTATATTAGGTTCTACTACATCCACCACATTTACGATAACAACTACTGGAGTTGGGGATGGCACTGTTTTAAGTGTATTACCTTCAACGGGAAATAATTTAGATATTAGTTTGTCATCTTCTTCTATAATAATAAACAACAACACGGCAACAGTAACTGCAACCATAGTTAGGGATGCAAGGACTGAAGGTGTTGAAACAATGAATCTCAAATTTAGAAACACTTCTGGAGATACAGTAATTACATCTCCCACTATTACAGTTACAGATACATCTTTTGTTGGATCGAGACAAGATAATAAAACATTTGGTCCTATTACAGTTGCTAGAGACAATAATCTTGAACAATATGCTTCAGACTACTACACAATTTGTGGCCTAGATAGTGTACCAGACGGCGGAAAAATTGCAATCTTTGTTGATAACTCTGGTAGTATGACTACTGGTACAATTAGAGCATCTATCAACAAACTATTGCTTAGATTACAACCCAGAAACATTTCTATTGTAGTTGTAGAAAATCCTTCCGAAGACTGGATTTCATCATTTGATACTCCACTATGATCACACTTGACGATATTAAATCCCAATGGGCTGAAGACTCAAAAATTGAACAAGATCTATTAGACGAAGAATCAATCAAAATTCCACAACTACACAGCAAGTATCTAAACTACTTGTCTGATGTAAGGTTGTTGAAAATAAAAAAAGAATATGAATATAAATCTCTACTCAGAGATAAGTTTGAGTATTACACAGGTAAAGCAGAACCAAGTGTGTACCAAGAAAAACCTTTTGATCTAAAAATACTAAAACAAGATCTAGGACTGTATATGGATTCCGATCCTGAATTACAGCTTCTACAAACTCGTATAAATTATTATGAAGAGATTATGTTTTTTCTTGACAAGGTTCTTCATTGTTTAAACAACAGAGG